GAAGCAACATGCCCCCTGAGCAAATGGTAGGAGAATCATGCAAAAAGTAAAAGACTTTATCTACAACAACCCAGTTCGAGTTGCAGCATTTGTTTCAGCATTTGTTGCCCTGTTTGCTCCGTTGTTCTCAAGCGCAATCCCAGTTGAAACAGTTGCTGCTTTTATTCTTTCGTCAATTGGTTTGGGTGAGTATGCGCAACGTGCAGAAAACAAGAAGACCGATGAAGCCCTATTCTCCGAGGTACCTGAAGAAGAATAATGGAATTAGAAGACCTTCTCAACGAACGAGAATGGCGCAAATGTAAAGGCGGAGATGATGCCACGCTTGAAGAGCTTGTGGCATCGTTCTCCTATTTCTGCTCCAACTATTGGACCATCAGGCATCCTGAGCGTGGTCGTATTAAGTTTGAGTTGCGTGATGCCCAAGAAGAGACTGTGTCTGTTTGGATTGACAAACGGTATTCAATTGTTCTGAAAGCACGACAGATTGGTTTTTCCACTCTGGCTGCAGCGTTTACATTCTGGGAAACATTCTTCTGGTCTGACCGCTTTACGGTCATGCTTTCACGCACAGAACGAGAAGCATCAAAGCTTCTACAGAAAACTAAGTACGGCTACAAGATGCTTCCCAACTGGATGCGTGTCAGAGGTCCAGACTTGCTATCTGACAACCAGTTGAAGATGGTGTTTGCAAACGATTCATCAATTGAATCGTTGCCATCTGGTAATGACCCTGCTCGTGGTGAATCCGTGTATCGAGTCATCATTGACGAAATGGCGTTCTTGCCCAACGCTGAAGAAGCGTGGGCATCTATTGAGCCTGTTGCAGACGTTGGTGGTCGTGTTGTTTGTCTTTCTACCGCTAACGGAGAAGGCAACATCTTTCACAGTTTGTGGGTTGGTTCGCAAACTGGAACCAACCGATTTACTGGCATCTTCTTTCCTTGGTCTGCTGGAGACCGTGACGATGCTTGGTACGAGGCTAAGAAGCGTGACTTGCCAGACTGGCAGTTGGCTCAGGAGTACCCTGATGACCCAGAAGAAGCGTTCATTCGTTCTGGTCGCCCAGTGTTTGACCTTGAGGCAATCAGGAAAATTGAGCCAATTGAACCTGAGCGTGGTTATCTAAAGAAGGGTTATGGAAAGAATGTTTATCAGTTCATTGACGATGGCGGGGAGTTGGCTATTTGGGACATGCCGACGGTGGGTGAGACTTATGTTGTGGGGGCCGACGTCGCTGAAGGTCTCGGTCATGGTGACTATTCTTCTGCTCATGTTATCTCGGCAGACACAGGTCTGATGGTCGCTCATTGGCATGGGCATGTTGACCCGGATATTTTTGGTGAGCAAGTTCTCAATGCCTTGGGATGTTTCTTTAACTACGCCCTTATTGGGGTTGAGTCAAACAACCACGGTTTGACAACCCTCAAAGCTTTACAACGGGTTGGGTATAAGAACCTGTACAGACAGAGGAAGATGAACCATAGGAATCCTCAGATTAGTGACACGATGGGTTGGAGAACTACGGCTGTGTCAAAGCCTTTGGCTATTGACGAACTGAATGCAGCAATTCGTGATGAGGGTGTGTCGCTGTACGACAAGAACACGATGGCCGAACTGCGGACATTTGTGCGTGAAGCCAACGGCAAGATGCATGGCTCTCCCCATGACGACCGTGTTATGTCGCTGGCAATCACAAACCAGATGCTGAAGTATGTCTGGCTACCGGAATACCGCCATGACCTTGAGCCAAGGAAGAACTCATTGGGCTGGTGGGAGCGCTACATAATCAAGGATGAACAGCCAAAAAGAGCAGCAATTGGTTCATTCAACGTTTCCAAGTAACGGAAAGCACCTATATTGATGAGAACGTACCGTTGTTTGACCTGTTTATCAGAATTCGAGGCAGATGAACTCCCTAGAAGGGGTTCAATCTGCTTTAAGTGTCATGTCAAAACTATTCGTCTTGGGTTCACACATGGTCAGGAAGATTTCCATGGACCGACAATTGGCGAGCGTCAGCGCCAAACTGTGGCAGATGCAAAGGCTAATGGCATCAATGCCGAGCCTGTGACGAATTGGATGTAATGAGGTGGAGAACGTTTGGGTACCGTTGGCGGTCGCAATCATCACGGGCCCTGTTGTGGTGGTACTCCAAAAGTTACGGAAAGAAAACACTGAACAACATGCAGAAGGAAGAATCCTTCTCAAAATGATTGGTACCAAAGTAGACAGAGTTGCAGAAAAATTAGACAACCATATTGGTTGGCATGATGGTCAGAAGGACAAATAATGGCACGCACATCTAATTCAGAAATCATTACCAAGTACCGAAACAAGATTGAACAGTCACGCCGTTGGAGGCGTGAGGATGCCCTTGATGATTTGTGGAAGCGCATGATTGACATGTACCGTGGCAAGCACTTTCATACGGAAACTGAAGAAGACCGTTTGTTGATTAACATGGCGTTTGCAACCATCAACGTTATTTCNCCTAGCGTTTCGGTNAACCATCCAAAGATTACNGTTAATGCTCGAAAGCATACTGATGCNCCTAAAGCAATTGTTACCGAGGCTGTTGTCAACTATTGGTGGAGACACTATGACTGCCAAAAGGAATTNCGTCGTGCAGTAAAAGACATGCTCATCATCGGTCACGGTTGGATTAAGACCGGTTATCGCTTTGTTGAAAAGACAGAAGAAGACTACGACTTCTCTGACGAGCTTGCATCTGCAGCACCTGAATCAATCACAGAATCAGAAATCATTATTACCGAGGACCGACCATTCGTGGAACGCATCTCTCCCTTTGATGTGTTTGTTGATGCTGATGCTACAAGCATGTCTGACATTAAGTGGATTGCTCAGCGTGTCCGTAGACCGTTGAAGGATGTAAAGAAAGATAAGCGATACAACTCTGGTGCACGCCAAGAGGCGTCACCATCGCATTACTCCAAGTGGAGTGCAGACGACTGGAAGGGTACAGTTCGCCCTCGTCGTTCAGAAAGTGGCGATGACGCTTATGTAGAAATCTGGGAGTTCTACGACATTGAGCGTGGAACCATGTCTGTGTTCTGTGATGGTGGAGACAAGTTCCTTGTCAACCCAATGAAGATTCCATTCGCATTCGGACACCCATTTGTTATGTTGCGCAACTATGAAGTACCAGAGTACTTCTACACGATGGGTGAACTTGAAGCAATTGAACCGTTGCAACAAGAACTCAACCAAACTCGTACACAGATGATGAACCATCGTAAGCGTTTCTCACGCAAGTGGTTGTACAAGGATTCAGCATTTGACGCTGATGGTCGTGCAGCACTTGAATCAGATGAAGACAACGTAATGGTCCCTGTTGTGTCTGAAGAAGGACTGAACAATGTCATTGTCCCAATGCCAGCGGTTATCAGCCCACCAGAGTTCTACAACCAGTCGAATCTCATCTCAGACGATATCAACACTGTGTCTGGTGTTTCTGAATACATGCGTGGTGGTTTGCCAGAGATTCGTCGTACAGCAACTGAAGCGGCAATCTCCCAAGATGCNGCAAACGCTCGTGCATCAGACAAGTTGGCAATCATTGAACGTGCAATCGGTGACTGCGCACGCCGTCTTGTAATGCTGGCACAGCAATACATGACAGGCGAAGCGGCTGTCCGTGTTGTAGGTCAAGAAGAGAACTATGTTTGGCTGAACTTTGACCGTGACTACATCCAAGGCGAGTTTGACTTTGAAGTTGAGGGTGGTTCTACCGCCCCGGTAAACGAGTCATTCCGTCGTCAGATGGCGTTGCAAGTTGTTGATGCAATGGCACCGTTTGCTGGTGCTGGAATTATTGACATGCCTAAGTTGGCTAACTATGTCTTGCAGTATGGCTTTGGTATCAAAAATGCCGCATCGTTTGTGATGCAACCTGAGTTGCCAGCACAGCCGATTGGCCCTCAGGGAGCACCTCCACCACCTGAAGAGATGCCAATGCAGGGTGCACCAATGCCTCAGGAGATTCCTGCTGGCTTACCACCTCAGGCAGCAATGGAAGGCATGCCACCAACTGGAGGAATGCCAATGCCTAGCAACATCCCACCAGAGATACTCTCACAGCTTTTGGCAAGTGGTTCACCACTTCCAAATACACAGTTACCCCCAAATCTGGGATAAAGGTAACGATTAAACCATACCTATAGAGCAACCCATGGAGGACTCAAACGTAATGAGCGATATACAAGACAATGAAATCTTGGTGGACCAAACCCCTTTGGAAGAAGGACAAGTTCAGGAAGCACAAGATGTAGTTGAAACCCTCACACAAGAGGAAATCGACCTACTTCCCGTAGACGAGTTCGGTGACAAATATGTTGCTGTGACTGTAAACGGTGAAGAAGTGAAAGTTCCACTCAAAGAGGCGCTTTCTGGATACCAGCGTCAAGCGGACTATACCCGCAAGACACAGGAACTCAGTGAGCAAAAGCGACAGTTCCAATTTGGGGCGGCTTTGCAAGAAGCCTTGCAGAACGACCCAAAGGCAACACTTGACCTGCTTTCACAACACTACGGTGTAGGACAGCAAACTTCCGATGAGGAAGAACTGTACATGGACCCTGTGGAGAAGCAGTACAAGCAGTTGGAACAGCGAATCCAAGCTTTCGAACAAGCGAAAGCAATGGATGAGTTGGATAAGACCATCAGTTCGCTACAAACAAGATACGGTTCGGACTTCAATGCTGATGAAGTTGTAGCCAAGGCTCTCGCCATTGGCTCTTCTGATTTAGAGGCTGTCTACAAGCAAATTGCTTTTGACCGGGTGTATGAGGATGCGTCTGCTGTTCGCTCTCTTCGTGAGAAGAAGGCACAAGAGCAGGCACAAGTCACGCAGTCCAAGCGTCAAGCGGCAGTTGTGAGTGGTGGGTCTACGGCAGTGAGTGCGGATGTATCTTCAAAACCAATCACATCATTGCGAGATGCCTTTGAAGCCGCAAAACGGCAGATGAGCGTCTAGCTTCTAATAAGGAGAAAACTTCATGTCAAACCCAAACTTTGATGCGTTGCTCAGTACAACGCTCGCTAACTACCGTGCACAGTTGACCGACAACGTCTTCAGCGCACGCCCACTCACCTACCATCTGATGGACAAGGGTCGCATTCGTATGCTTAACGGCGGTACGAAGATTGTTGAGCCACTCATCTACGGCAAGAACTCAACTGTGGCTTCGTACTCAGGGTACGACACAATTGCGTTGACCGCACAAGATGGCATCTCGGCTGCTGAGTACGAATGGAAGCAGTACGCTGCATCCATCGCAATCAGCGGTATCGAAGAAGCAAAGAACAACGGCGAACAGGAAATCATCAACCTGTTGGAAGCAAAAATCATGCAGGCTGAAGAGTCAATGCGTGAAGGCTTCAACCAGATGTTCTTCGGTGACGGAACTGGCAACAGCGGAAAGAACTGGAACGGTCTCGGAAACATCATTGAGGCTTCCGGAACTGTTGGCGGTATCAACCGTGCAACTGCTGGCAACGAGTACTGGCGTTCGTACGAGGAAAACACCGCAGGTGCTTTGACCCTCGCACAAATGGCAACGGCGTACAACAGCGTGTCTGTTGGTAACGACCACCCAGACATGGTGCTCACGACCCAGACTTTGTTCGAAAAGTATGAGTCATTGTTGCAACCACAGTTGCGTTACACCGACACCAAGACGGCAGATGCTGGTTTCCAGAACCTGTTGTTCAAGGCTGCTCCTGTAACCTACGACGTGCATTGCACCGCTGGTGTTGTGTACTTCTTGAACAGCAAGTACCTAACACTCGTTGGTCACTCTGGCAAGTGGTTCTCACAGACTGAGTTTGTGAAGCCAGAAAACCAGGATGCTCGTTATGCACTATCATGTGCTACGGCAACTTGACCACACGTAACGCAAAGAAGCAAGGCAAGCTCACAGCTAAGACTGCTTAATTGCAATTGATATTGGGGGGTGGGACAAATAGTTATTAGCCCACTCCCCTTTTTCAAAGGAGATAAAAATGCCGCAATATTACAAAATACTAGATAACGGAGTAAAGCCGATGGCGCAAAGCAAAGCAGACAAAGCTGCCACGC